ATAAAACAATTAAAATTTTTGATGACCATAATGTTATTTCTTGGGTTATGGATGCGTTAGTTGGTTGTTTGTCGATTAAATTAGGTGATGGTGATTTAAAAATAAATGATAAGTCTAAATTTTACTTAATAATACAAAGAATTTTAGGGTTGTGTTTTGATAGTCGAACTGAAATAGATACTAGTGGTATTTCTAAACTTTCTCAAAATGATGGTATTGATGACTCACTTTTTGAATTTACCGAAATTGATTTAAGAAATATTGACCAACGTTTAAACAATATTAAAAATGGGGTTGCCACATTTGAGTCATGTGATAATATTGAGTTACCAATTAATACTGATGGACTTATTGATAACCTAGAAAATCTTATCTACACCCCCGATACCGAATATTTAAATTCAGTTAACAATTTAAATTCATTTATCATTCAAGAACCACAAAATGAGTTAGTCAAAAAAACATTTGGTGTCCAAGTGTTTGATAAAGATTTTATTAAAAAATTAATTAATGGAATTGCTGCGGCGATTTTATCACCTAAAATACTTTTACCAATATTCATAATGATTAAAGCGACCCAAAAAACGGTCGATGATACTATCTCAACAATAAGTGATTTTTGTAAAGAATTTAAAAAATTCACAAAAGAACTTATATCCAAAATAGCTTCAATCTTTATTAAAGAACTTTTTAATATTATAAAAAAAGATATTAAAAATTTAGTGATGACAATTTTATCTGATATTAATAAAGAAAAAATAAGAAAAAAATATGGTATGATAGTTGTATTAACAAAAGCGTTAATTGCTATTGGAACAACAATTAGTTTAATTCGTGATTGGAGGAGGTGTAAAAGTGTTATAGATGAACTTCAAATACTACTATCGTTAATCGAACAAAATAGAATATCAAAAGGAAGAGATATCCCACTACCATTAGTACTTGCCTCAAGATTGTTAGATGGTTTCTCTAAAACAAGAGCATTCATTGGGACAATCCAAGAATTACAAGATTTAGGTATCCCAACTGGACCTATGCCTGATGGTAGTCCAAATTTAACAATGTTAGCTATGTATGCCCAAATTAATGGGTACGCAGATGAACTTGCTGATAATGGTAAAGTACAAATTGGGGTAAATCCATTAACAGTTACACCAATTGGGGTTACAGTACCAAAAAGTGTATATGGAAAATTCTTATAATATGACAAATAATAATGATATCAATAAAGCTTTAGAAATAATTAAAGATTTTAAAAATCACTCAAATCAAGATTTGGTTTTTGCTATGGAAACAATTAATAAAGATTTTGAATACACCAAAGATACTTTAATTAAATTATCACATCATTTAGATAGATTAGAACTAACTTATAATACAATTCTTAAAGAATATCAACAAAGAACTAAAAGTGTATAATGGCGAATTACGATAGTGGTGAAATAGAAAGAATAGTATTAAACTTATTAAGAAAGTTAAATATAACCCAAATAATTTTTCCGGGTTATGTTAGAGACAATCAAGACCCAATGATGTTGGGTAGATTAAGAGTTGTTCCCGAAACTAAAGATTATGAGGCTATGATTAGTGCTATACCAGATTGGGATGAGGAAAAAATGAAATGGACTTCTAAAGACCCCACTTTATTTTTACCACTATTACCATTCTTTATTAATCAAACACCTAAAATCGGGGAATTAGTTAATATTATTTATCAAGACAAACAATTCCCATTTGTCAACCAATTTTATGTACAAGGGACATTCTCATCACCTATGACATCCCCATTTGAGAATTTCCAATCATCAAAAAAGTTTACCGCTTCTGGGGTTAGAATACAAGATAGTATATCAATAAAAAACCAAGATGGAACATATAAACAAGAATATAGTAAAGGTATATTCCCTGAACCTGGTGACAACGCTATATTGGGTAGAGGGTCCGCGGATTTAATTGTTAAAGAAAATGAAGTTCTATTAAGAGCTGGTAAAACTAAAAATCTAAATAAATCACAACTACCTAAAGAAAATCAATTTAGAGCTTTTTTACAATTATCAAATTTTACCCAAACAAAAACACCAGGTGAAGAACAAAAAGTTATTAATTTGGTGGAGAATGTTCAGTTTGTTAAAAAAATGTTGGTTTGGGATATTATAAACTTAGACAATAACTCGGACGCATTTACGGGTTCACTTAAATTATATAATGTTTTACCTAGTGATTTAACAAAAACTAATAATTTTAAATACGATACCATAACCAAATTATCAGTTGGAACAAATTATGTTGGTCCCATTGAAACATTTGAATTTATTGGTAAAACAACTGAAGAACTAACAATATTAATTAATAATGTAATACAAGGGACCGTTGTTGGGAATATTAACATTAATGATTACCCAATAGCGAACCCACAAAATATTAATCCGAAATCAACGTTTCCATTTATTGTTACCCCATCTAAATTAACTTATGAAAAAGGATTTACACAAAAATTCACACAAATACAAACAAATAATGAGATATTAGAATTAAATAATTATATCAAAATTTCGTCTAAAATAACACCAGTTGGTAACTCAATCGCCAAAGGATTTTTCCTTGTATGGTCAAATAACCAAGGTGTTCCTAATATTGGAATACAAAAAGACATTCAATTAGAGACATTTACCCCAATTAATGTAACAAGTCAAGACATAAGTTATGGTGCACTTGGTGCTCAAAAATTATATCTTTTAGCCCATAACGCAAAAGGTCCTAAAGGTGCAATTGATTTAAAAAATACCATTTATGGTATCCCACAAGATAATTTTATTGGGGGGTCAAATGACAGTGGTAGTATATTCCAACGAACTTACCCAACGGTTAGGGGTGATGAATTAATGACGTTACTTATGAAAATATTTGATTTTGTGACTGGTCACGTACACCCAATCGCAACAATGGCACCAGTCCCAATTGCATTAGGTAATGGACAATCAACCGCGGAGATTTATCAGATATTAGCAAATTCTCAAAATACAATTCTAAATCAAGAAATCAGAATTAATTGATATTTATATGAAAAAGATATAATGTCAATAAATAATTCTTACTTCAGTAGAAATAATACAATAATCTCAAATAGTTATACCAACACTGGTAGAAACCCCGTAACCGAATTATTTTATGGTGCGGCATCTGTTAATTTATATCCAAGTGGATATAGCAGATTTATATTTGATTTAGATTTAACCCTATTACTTGAAAAGATTCAAGATGGGACAATCACCACTGGTTGTACCGATGTGATGACACATACACTAAGAATGACAAATACTGGTACTTTTAGTAATTTGTTAAACACAACAACATCCCAAGGTAGATTGAGAGCAACATCATTTGATTTAATCTTATTTAGAATCCCATATTATAATCTAGACCCAGCTCAACCACAAAATTGGGATGAAGGTGTCGGTTATGATTTCGCGGATTTATTATATGAACCAAGTATTGATAAAAATTTTTCAGATAGACCATCAAATTGGATACAAAGAACAACAATCAATAATTGGGAAGAACCAGGGATTTATAATAATAAAAATACTGGGATTATAAATTATAATGATTTAACTATTGTAGATACCCAACACTTTGAATTTGGTGATGAAAATATCGCATTTGATATGACAAGTGAAATAAACTCAATTATTGATGGTACATTGACAAATGTGACTGGTTGGGGAATCGCTTTTAAACCACAAGTTGAAAACTTATCAGGTTTAACTGAAAATTATGAAGTACAATTTTTCACAAGACACACTCAAACATTCTACGAACCTTTTCTTGAGACAACTTATAATGATTTGATAGATGATGATAGAAATACATTTTCTTTAGGTAAAGTAAATAAACTTTATTTATACCTTTATGAAGATGGAATTTCATTTAACTTAGATTCAAATCCAACAGTTACAATCAGTGATTCAAATGGGACACCAATATTAGGTTTAACTAATCTAGCAACATGTAGAAGAACAAAAGGTGTTTATGAAGTGGTAATCCCCCCAATGATTGGGTATAAAACACCTTGCACATTTATTGATACTTGGTCAGGTTTATATATTAATGGTTTTAATATTCCAAATGTTGTTAATGAATTTACTGTTTATCCAGTTAAAAAAGTATTTCAAATTGGGACAAAATCAATTGACCCAAAAATTTATGGGTTTGATTTTTATGGAATAAAACAAAATGAAAAGATTTATAATAGTGATATTAGAAAAGTAGGTGTAGTAATTAAACAAGCATACACAGCACAAAAATTAGCGGAAAATGTTACATCTCACTATAGAGTATATGTTAGAGAAGGTCAAACTGAAGTAGAAGTACAAGGATGGACCAAAGTTAATAAAACACCAAATGAATACTACTTTATTTTTGATACAAGAGATAAAATACCAAATGAATATTTTGTTGATATTAAAGTCCAAAGTAGTAATGAAATCAACACTTACAAAAAACAATTGAGATTTCAAATTGTAAATGTGAAATATTTGGAATAAATAGATATTTATAAAATAAAGAAATGGGACAAACTAGTGCAAATACCGAATATATAATGTGTGCAATTATATGTACAACTGGTGGAACAGGTTCTGCCGCAGTAACTCAACCAACACCTCATGCTATTTACTCAAGTTTAACGGGGGGGACTGTTGTTCAGTTAAATTCAATTGAACTTGGTGGTTTTAATGGTGTAAATTGTTAATATATGAAAAAAATTGTAAAACTAACTGAAAGTGATTTGGCAAGAATTATTAAAAAAGTTGTCAAAGAACAAGAAATGAATAACACAAGATATATGTTCTTTTCAAATTTAGAACAAATGAGAAGACAATGTGATATTCTTCTTAATATGGATGAGAATGAAATTAATGAAATTTTAGAAAATGGTCACGATTGGGCACAAGACCATATTGCTGAAGCTAAAAATAATATGGACCAAGTTTTTGATTTCTTAATGAATGAAACAAAAGGTGATGATAACCATTCTGATATGATGGAAGATAATGACCAATCTGAAGATGAAGCATTAGCCATCAGTTTAGATAACCCCGATTTAGGTTTGGCTATGTCAGTTAACGAGGGAAAAAAGAAAAGTGGTACTAAACTATGCGCTAGAGGTAAAGCGGCCGCAAAATCAAAGTTTAAGGTCTACCCTAGTGCTTATTCCAATGGTTATGGAGTTCAAGTATGCCAAGGAAAAAAACCCGGATTAGATGGTAAAAAACATTGTTCTGGAGCATATTGTTAAAAAAAATTAATCCCAAATGTAAAAGTTTGGGATTTTTTATTTATCTTTGTCGTAAAATTAATAATTATGGAAAATTTTTTAAGACGACAATGGAGACGTATTTCAGTTAGATATAAACTTTGGCTTAGATACAAAAGTTTCTCACGTAACGAAAGTAATTACTCATTAAAGAATGAAATTACTTGTAAATCAATCTGTCATAAATTAATAAACCACGACGGTTCAAAGTTTTTAATCGCCCCCATTTCGGGTAAACGATATATTAAAAACGAAAATCTTGGGTTATTTGTTGTGTTGGAAGATAGACGAGTTACAATCACAAATCACATCTATCATTATGATGTAGTTTTTAGTGAAAGAGATTGGGATAGAATTACCAAGATGTACGATAATAAAACCGAAAGTATTCGTTTGGATTATGAAGGAGAAATGATGTCACAAATTAATCATTCCTTACAAACAATCTTGGAAAAATTGGGTTAAGATTTTGTTCTTCTGATTTCACTCATCAATTTCTTCACGAGAAGGTCAATTCCTTCGTTTTTAGAGGACTTTTTAGGTTTGTACGATACCATCTTAGGTTTGTTACCAGTACCCACCTTAGAATGAGTTTTTTCGGCCTTTCTTTTTTGTTGACAAGCTGAACGTTTTTCAGAATCGGACATTTTTCCCGCAACACCAGCGGCACGACATTTTGGGTAGGATTTATCAGTAGCTTCTGACCGACCACATGGGGGATGTTTACCATTCTTATCTCTACTACAGATATTAACCCAAGGTCCTTTAGGTTGATTACTACCCTTTGGTTTTTTCTTTGTTCCAAACCAAACGGCTAAATCCTCTTTTAATAAATCGTCAGTTATTTCTATCCATTCATTCATAGGTACAAATTTTTTATTTTTCCCTGGTGTTTGATTTATGATATTTCCATCATCATCACTAAATGTTGAATTGGGGTGTTTTTTAATAAAATTAGTTATTTTTCTAGCTTGTGTTTCTAGTTTTTTAATTTGTTTTCTTCTTTCATCCATTTTTCCATCATAACTATCATAGGCCAATAATGGACTATCATAACTTGAAACCGAATCAGTATATGGTGCTAATATATCTTTGTTAAATTCCCTCATTCCAGGTACTAATGGTGCGATATACGAACCTCTACCACCTAATGAATCACCAGTGGCCTCTTTAATATGGATTTTATTATTTTTCATTCTTATATTTATAAATATCTAATACTTTGAAAATGGAAGAAAATGAATTATATGGAAAATTGTTTGAAACAATCCCACTATACACTAAAGACCACTTGGATGTTTTAATCCAATCACTAACCCCCGATAATGCTCACCATATTTTAATTCACGCAGTTAAATATGGTTTTAGTAGAAATATCTATACACTTGGGGAGTGTGAGGTTATTTCCAAATCAATTAGAATGTTAACCGATATTCCACCTAAAGAAACTACAGAAGAAACTACTGAAGATTAAACTTCACCACCATCAGCCGCGATATCATCTGTAGGAATATATTTCGGTTGTTGTACTTGTTGTTGTGGTTGACCCAAATTAATTCCTTTTTGTTTCATTGCTTTTTCTAAAGCCATCATAGTTTTTGGACCTAATTTACCATCAGGTACTAATCCAGCTTGATATTTTTCGTTTAATGCGTCTTGTAATAGTTTAACTGTTGCATTATATACCCCCGGAATAATCTTTTCTCCTTGGACAACTTGTTGTTGTGTGGTTTGTGGTTGTTGTTGTGTGGTTTGTGTTTTTGGTTGTTGTGTAAGTTGTTGTAATACATTTTGAAAGTTATCGGGAATACCATCCATATTAGTGTCTTGCTCTTTAATTACAAAACCTTCGTGAAGATTTAGTATACGTTCTTTTTCTTCTTTAGTTATTTTAAAGTTTTCCATTCTTATAATTGTTGAATAATTTTATTTAATGTTTCTGTATCAAATGAACCAGTTTCGGCAACACCGATTGATTTTTGTACATTTCTAATTGATGGTGTAATATCAACTTGTCTTCTTTGACCCCCCGTTCCACCACCTTGTTGTGTAGTACTCTGTGTTTGTTGTGTTGAATTACAAGCCCAATTACTATTCTTATAATCTTCCCAACTTTTATGTCCACAATTTTTAGCTCTCTCCACTTTTTGTTCAGGTGTTAGAGGTGTTTTTGTTTCAGTACTAGATGTAGCCGAAGGGGTTTTAGTTGATTGACAAAATTTACTTTTAAGAGTACTTGTTAATAATTTTGTATTATCTTCATCATAAGGTTTACCCGTAACATAAAATTTTAAATCAGAACATTTAAAAATCGCCTCTATCGTTTGATAAGTAGTAATCATCCATTGTGAATTTTGGACACCCTTTTGAGCATAAAACGAAGCACCCCCAGTTATTTTAGTAAATTTGGTTTTAGGTGGTATTGTGTATTCTCCACCACCAATCGTAAATAATTTACTTGTAATAAATTCATTACCACGTTTAATTTCTTTACTACAAATTTCTTTATCTAATCTATTCGCCAATTCATTTTTAGAACCCATTTCAGGTGCGTCATTTGAAAACTCCCCAGAATAAGCTGCAACATAAAAAGTTTTTTTAGAACAATAGTAACTAATATTAGTTGTCACACCTTTATTAACTAAAACATTAGTTGCCCTAGCAATTTTATTTCCCTTTTTATCCACAACAAGTTTAAAAATAGTGTTTTGGGGAATTTCAGCGTATTGAGTTCCAGATTTTAAATGATTAACTTTTGATGTGGTTATTGTTGGTATTACATTTTTAGTGGTATCTTGTTCAGATACAATATCCAAGTATTGGGTTTTAGTTCTTTCCTCATGTAAATTCAATATTCTTTTGATTTCAGAACTATCTATTTCAAATAAATTTTTCATATAAACGATTTTATTAATAAATATCATAAAAACTAAAAAAGGGTTAGAAATTAATCTAACCCTTTCATATGTTCTATTGATTATTGATTATCTCAATTCTCTCAAGTCAAATGTACGAACACCATCAACTGTGATTTTAGCGTAGAAACGGTTGTTAACCATTTTCTTAGCGTAACGTGTCATTATACCTTTGATAGGTGTAAAGTTGAATGGGTTATACATTGTAGGTGTTAATTGTAGAGGTACATATGGTGCGTAGATGTAACCTGTGTCTAACAATGATGTTCCTTTGTGTCCAATCAAAACTGTGTTTGGTGGGAAGTAAGGGTCACGGTAAACTTGGTAACGACCAGCTAATGTTCCAACTCTTTCAATACCCATATTGTATTGGTCTTGCTCAGGAGACGCGTTAGATACGTGGAAGTATTCTAAATCGTCAAAGATAGCTGAAACCTCAGATGATACAACAATCCAGTTAGCACCACCTCTCAATGTAGATTTGTGGATTTGTGCTGACAATTGGTTGATAGCAGTAATCAATGTTTGATTCCAGTCTTTTTGAGTGTAAGAAGTTGTGTTAGACAATCTTCTCCATCCATTGTAATCCCAACGTAGAGTCCAAGCCGCACCTTTACGTAAATCACGTAAAATTTCACGGTCAATCTCAGCTGCAACTTGTTCTGACAACAACGCTGTCAATTCAGCTTCAGCATCAATGTTATGGAATGCAGCTACGTCTTGTGCTAATTCAGGAGACCATTGTGCTCTTAGTTTTCTTTCAGTTACAGATACTGTTACAGAATCCAACTCGAAAGATACCTCACCAATTTTGTCTTCGAATTCCAATTCTTCATAACGTCTGAACGCATATTGAAGTGGAGTTCCTGACCAAGCAGCAGTTGTGATAGTTGCACCTGAGTATCCATCAATAGTAGAAGTGTTAGAACAAGATACACATACTGGTACTTGAGCGTCAATTTCTAAATAGATAATACCTGTTGGTGAACAGATGTTGTTAAATGAACCACCATTACCATTTGTTGCCCAAGTAGTATTAGTTGTAGTTCCATATTGTACAATACCTTGACCATATTTTTGAGTAACAACTCTAAATAATAATGGTGCATATGTACTAGTACCTAATTGTGTCGCAACAGTTGCATTTGTTGTAAACAATCTCAAGTCAGATAAGAAAGCTTCGTTATCCATTTCTTGTCCATCAGGACCGATAAGTTTACCAGCACCAGTGTTAGTAAATCCTGACATTGCTACGATGATTTTTCTAAATTCACCCACAGTGTATGCAGATGCAGATAAGTTACCACCAGTCCAAGCAACTGTTTGTAAGTTACCAGTGATAGCAGACCAACGTCCTTTAGAGTAGTCAAATAATCCTGGAGGGTCTAAACCAGCCTCATTACCTTCGTAGAATAAATCATAAAGGTTTTTAGCGTAATTAGGGTTGTAGTTACCTGTAGTAACATCATAACCATTATTTGTATTACTACCAGTACCAGGGTAGTTACCTGGAGAACCTACAGGTGCATAGTGGTCACCTGATTGACCAGCTTGAGTAGCGTCAGTGAAAGTACCACCTGAATACCCTTGGATTTTAGGTACGAAGTAGAACAATTTACCAATAGGTAAGTTCATAGCTTGTACTGATACGATATCATTCGCCAATAATTTAGAGAAAACACGTCTAACGATAGGGAATACAACAGTTTCGAAAGAACCTGATGATGCGTCAGATGTTGCTTCATTAATTAAAAATGATGCTTGATTTTCATATAATTGTGCGACATTTTCTTTTAGATGTCCTGCAAGACCATCCAAAAACCCTAATTTGTCCCATTTGTTAATAGTATCTTCTTTAATAACTTTTAGGTGTTTTAACCCAATGTTACCAACAAGACCTGATTCTAATAATGCTCCCATTGTTTTGTTTTTTTTTATTTTTATTGTTTATTTTTATTTTAATTTTGACATCAAATCCTTCATTCTCATAAATTGAGGGTTTTCATAAGTTTTTGATTCAATTAAGTTAACTGCAGAACCATTAGTTGGAGTACTATTAAGTGCTCTATCCATAGATTCATTCATTGGTTTTGAACTAGTACTACCTAATTCTTGTTTTATTGTTCTATACAAGTTTTTAGATTCTTTAATTGATTGAACATCGTCAAATCTTTTTAGAATATTGATTTTTTCTTGTTTTGTAGTTGTATGTTCAGTAAACAAACGTGTAGCATAAGCTAGATTTGAATTAAACACTGCAACCTCATTCAATTTATCTCTGAAAAGATTTAAAGCTTTTCTATATTCCTCATTTTTTTCTCTAAGAATTTGTACTTCTTTATTGTTTGTATTTTCGAAAGTAAGATTTCTATTTGGAGTTCTTGCTTTACGAAGACCACG